TCTGTGCTTTTGGATCAAACTTTGGTAAAATTTCAATTTCTTCTGCTGCCTCTTCTAGTGTCTGCAATGTCTTTGCATATACTGAATAGGTAACTCCTTCTTCTGCAAGTGCAGCTATGATATCCTTTTTATTTTTAAGGCCATCTGTGTCTACCGCAAAATCTTCGGCTATTGTTTTTAATTCGGCTACTTTTAATGTGTCAAACGACATATTTATTTCTCCTTCTTGTAGGTCATTTAATTATAGCATTAGTCAATTAAAATGAAAAGCCCCCAAAATTAATTGGGGGCCTTTCTGTGGTTTAATTCTTAAATTAATTAAGAAGCAACCTTAACGTTCTTTACAACAACCCAAGCGTCTGCCTGCTCGATTTGAACGCCAACACGAGTATACATTGTGTACTCGATTGAGTCCTTACGTGGCCAGAAGAATCGGTAAACTGTAACGTCACGCTTGATACCAATAACTACGTTATTTGGGAATGTCAAGTGGATGTCACCGTGTGAACCTGATGCTCCTGAGTATGAGCCTGTCTGAACTTCTGGAAGAAGTGGAACTTCAACGATTGGAATACCAAATGCGTATGGAGCTACATATCCTGCAGGACCAGAAACTGGTGCAACCTCACCACGGATGATGCCTGAAGCAATATCTTGTGGGTTAACGTTCTGGATGTTCTGTGATGTTGAGTATAAGTAATCCTGGATCAAGTTTGAACCTGATAGGAAGCGAAGGTCTGTACGACGCTGCTTGTACTTACGTGGAAGAGCCTTAAGAGCTGAGTTGAACACTGCACGAGAAATTCCCGCACCAGCTGCATCAACAACGTGACCGTTAGCCTTTGCCTTCTTAACTACACCGTCAAATGACTTATAAAGTGCATCTGATGATAGTGCTGTATCGCCATTTAGAAGAAGATCTTCAATGTCGTTACCAGCTTGTGTTGCCATCATTCTGGCAATGTGATCTTCGAGATCAGCACCTTCAATGTTGTCTTCTAGTGACTCAGTTGAAAGCTCCCAATCTAAACGAAGCTTCTTTGTTGTTAGAGAGATCTTTGAGAATGTCACTGGTGCGTTAACGCCTGTGTTCTCTGCTTCAGTTGCAAGCTTAACAAGCTTCTCACCAACTGACATGCGGTCAATCTCTGTTGTATCAGACTTCATTCGGACCGTACGTGCAACCTTACCAATTACGGTAGCGTCGAACATATAATCTAAAAATCTTGCTGACTGCTCTGGGTTTAGAACACCACCGTTGCCATTTTCTGACGCAACGTGATCTCCTGAACCACCTGTTGCAGATGCGAAGGTACCGTTAGCGGACTGTGGTCCACCAGCGATTGTTGTACCTGCTGCTGCTGCCTTTTCTAATAATTCATTACTCATTTATTTCACCTACCTTTTTAGTTAAAGATTTCATTTACGGAACCGAGGAAAGAACCGTTCCATTTTGATTTAGATTTTGTTACTACTTCAGACCCGCCGAGGTCTGAAGACTTCTTAATTGCTGTTTCGCCTTCTACGGCATCAACACGCTTCTGAACACCGTCAATAGTGCCCTTTATTTCTGTTACTGCTGCGCTTAGTGCGCTGTGCTTCTCTGCTAACTCTGAAATTCTAACATCGACATTCTTGCTGAATGCTTCAACAGATTCTTTGATCTGTGAAACTTGTGCAGCATTTGCCTCTGTAGCCTTTGAAAGTGTGTCCGAGAAAAAGCCCTTTAGGTCGCCCAACATTTTTGCAAAATCAGGTGTATCAACCTCTGCTGTGGCTGCTTCTTCAACGGAGTCGGCAGGAGCGTCTACTACTGCAGCTTCTGCTACAGGAGCATCTTCTACAATAGCTTCTACAACAGCTTCAACGGCTGGTGCTTCTTCTAGTACGTCTACAGATTTTTCAATTACTGTCTCATTTTGTACGTCTGACACTTCATTACCTCCTTCTACGTTTGCCTGTTTTGCTATTTGTGTATCAGGCAACGCTAATCTTGTCTTCTTGAATGAAGCAAGAATCTTATCTATTTCTTTTGACTTGTTTATATCTGATGACTCAACCCAGCCAATTAGAGTAGCTGGCTTTCCAGATATTGGTGAGTCAAATGTTTTTTCTGTTGATATAAATACAGAATCACTTTCTTCGCAATAAAAAATATTTTCAGCAACTACTTCTGTTGCTATTCCCTTATAGACCATCTTGCCACCAACTTTTTCAATAGAAAAAATGTTACATAGTTCATTTGCTGGTGAATCGACTATTGATAGCTCAACAAGATCATAGTCTTTAATAAATCTTACTTGCTCTCCAGTTGCCTTGTTAATCTCATTATCTGATTCGTTAATTTTTCCGCCAATTGAAAAACCAGAAAGAGTGCCATCAAGAACTTTTTCCCAAGTATCTTGTGCACCCTTTGAAATGTATGAAGTTACATAGACTCCATTATAAAATGTTTGTGATTTTTGATCGTAGTATGTCTCTGGCTTAAATCCAATAACCTTGCCTACTGCAATTGACTGATGCATCTCTCTAAGATTTCCACGGAAATTTTCAAATGCCTTCATACTTGCTTCTGCTGTAACAACGTCGCCTGTTTGGTCAACATTGTCTAATGTTGCAAATCCTGATACAGTTCTCTGTTCACGGTTTACTTTTGTAAAGGGTACTGAGAGATGGAGTTTTTCTCCATCACTAGACCAGTTAGACTTTTCGATAATCATATGCTTAATTTTATAGGTATATATATCAAAAGGCAAATAGCAGTTGAGTAAAGTTATTTGACTTTTGGACCGTCGCCTTTGGCATTTCTACCCTCCCCATTTTTATCTGGGGCAGTCTTGGCACGTTCTTGATCTCTAGTTTTATTGCCAGTAGATTTAGCTCTTTGGTCTGCTTCTTGCTGTGGCTTTAATTCTATGACTTCGTCTCCTCCGTCTAGTGGAATCATGCCCTTTCTAATTCTAACTTCATTAGGAGTCAAGACCTGCATACGTAGATAAATCTCATCAATTTGGCTCTGAGAAATTTCATCAGTTAGGCTTAGCTCATTAAATTTAATAACTAGAGCGTCTGTCTTTTCTTCAATAATTGCATTGATTTTCTTCTCAAGTCTCATCTGTGCTGGACGGCAAACCTGCTCTTTAAATGTCTTGTCTGCATCACGTGCCACCGCTAAATTGACTCCTGGTGGGGTACCAATTTTATTAATTGGTACACGGTGAGCCATAAGAATTTCATCTCTATTTGTTTCACGATATACATTAAATGAAGACTCTTGTGCGCCTGCTTCAATAGGCTCCATCTTAAATTCTGTTTTTGAGTCTGGTGTATCTGCTGGCAATGGGATGTAAAGTGATCTATGGTTTTTGCCTTTAAGCCCTACCTGGAAAAATTCAAGAAGCTTTCTTTCTGACTCTGGTGAAAGCTTTGCTCCCTTTACTGTAATAATATATCTTGGTACCGCTTTGTTTTCAAAGTAGTCAAGGTTATATCTTCCAGAAAATTCATTTCCAGTCAATGCCATTTGTGCTGCAATAATGTCTGGGATGCCGTAATAGTTATTCATTGGTGTGTACTTCTTTAAATGAATGATCTCGTTAGGTCTATCCTCTGCACCTGCTATTGGATTAGGAGTTTCTGTATCTCCAAAGTTTCTAAAGAATACCGCCTTGCCATATAGAAGCTGCATGAATCCATCACGCAGTCTACGTACACGCATAGTCTTTGATGGGATGTGCCCAATGTAACCAATGTTGCCAGCTGTAGTTCTTCCTATTTCAAGATAGCCATTTCCAGTTGCTTCAAGGTCTGTATAAACTTTAATTAGTGTTTCTGTAAAGGTATCTTCATCGTTAGTAGAGTCAAGCCAATCTTGTAGATCTTGCTTTAATTTGTTTATTTTTCTTCTTGCTCTTTCAAGCTGCTTATCGTCTGTAATTTCATCAATAGCATCATTGGTTTTTCTTGTCTCCATAAAATTGTAGCCAAGCCCAACAATGTTTGCAACCTTAGAATTAACTGCTGCATAGTTGTATGTTGATATTTCGTATACCTGTGATAAGTACTCTAAATTATATTGTGGCTGAATCAAGTCAAACATAGCATATCCGCTAATTGCTTGAGCCATTAAATTCTGTTGTGTGGCCGCCCCGTCTTGACCAGTAAACGATTTAGAGAAATCTCTGTTTACTTTTCTTTTAAAGTTAGTTCCAAGACCTCTTACTTTTTTTAAATCATCGATGCCTATTGCAAATGGATCAAAGTGCTCTTTTTCTTTTTTAAATGAAAACCAGTCAGCAGTATTTGATATGTTAATTGTTGAAGAGTTGTCGTCGCCATCTTCAATAAATTGTGCTGTCATTGTACTTTACCATTCCTTAAGGCACCATCTTTGTAGTTACCAATGTCTAGCGGATCTGGCACTAGGCCCCACTGAAGTCTCTGTGACTGATGCTCAAATTCTTCATCGTCAATTTTTCTACGCCCCGCTAAAAACTTGGGCTGCCCTACGTCAATACCATATGAACGCACTTCTCTAGCAAGTTGGTCCATCTTTGACTTGTTGCCCTTCATTGATGTAACAGAAAGGAAGTTGCCATCATCATCACCAATCCATCTACCGTCTGGCATTTCCCATACGTATATGCCAAGTCGTGTCTCTTCTACAATTGATGATCTTTGATTTAATATGTCCATAGTACTTAATTTTACCATTACTTAATGCCAAAGTCCAGATTTTGTCAAGACTTTGTACAAAACTATGAGTTCTGGAGAACCACCCAGTCATTATCATAGTACTCTACAGAACTTTCGGTCATTCCGATGCCAGAATCATAGACTACTGCAGTTGCTCTGCCTATATACAATGAATAATTATATAAACATTCAGATACATTAAACTGCTTCTCATACAGGGTTATATTTTGATACAGAGACTTTGGGCCAGAACCATTAAACTCTATATCTCCAGATACTGGTGTTCTTAGTACGACTAGAATATGATACATATTGCCAGGCTCAAAAACCGTTGATATATTTGAATCAAATATCTTACTTACTCCATTGACATAGAATCTCAAAATGTTACTTCCTATGCTTATTTGACCTGAGCTATTCCATGAAATTCCGTCAACAATGGATCCCGCAATTCTGGAGTTTGGGGTATAAAACATTTCTATCGTATTTATTTGGCTGGAGGTGTTGATGAAGAATCCTGAACCAGCCTCTACATTTACTCCGCTTCTTGAGTCTCTAGTCAAAATAGGATATCTTCTATTACCAATTCCAATATTGTTATCTCCTGGATATAGGTAGTCTTGAGAATTGTTTGAATACTCTTTATTGTCGGCATACATTTTAACTATGAGATACTCTAAAGATGGTATATATCTAGATGTATCTTCAGATGTAAATACTATTTTAATGTAAAGCTTTCTTGATTCACTAAAGTCTGTTGAGGTATATTTAGGTATCACTGAGTTGTTTTCACACGGCTCAAATGCTATTCCGTCTGTACTTGAAAATACTGTTATTCCATTGTCTCCCGCCCATTCTATTTTTGAAGAAGTTGGAGAAAGAGAGTATGGGATATATATCATGTCTACTATTTCAACAACAGAGTTTTCTGCAGTATCTGTTTTAGATATAGAAAGTGTTTTTTTAGATGTGTTGTGATCAAGACCATCTACTAATATATCTGACCAATCTTTATCTACTGGGTATCTAAAAACAAAATCTGTCATATAGTTACTGTCATTGATTTCAAAAGCTTTTCCATTTAATGGACCATAGACATCTAAAGGTCTTGTTGATACTGCATTTAAATAATGGTTTTTAATTTTAACATCTGTTAGTGCGTATCTGTATATCGCTAGGCCATTTACTAAAAAGTAGTTGCTGCTATTTTCAGTTGGCCCGCATAGCAAAGACAAATTAGAATTTGTAAATTTAAAGTTTTCAATGTCTATCGATGAAACCAATTCTCCATCTACATAAAGCATTGCGGAGTCTTTGTTGTACACTGCAGCTAGGTAGTAAGCCTTCTTTTTGTATGGCAAAGTATATTCAATAGTATTTGTATTTAGCTTAAAAAGAATATTGCCTTTATGATAGAACAATCCTACGCTATTTAATGAATCTCCAATTAATGGTATTGGGTCAGACTCTAAAGCATTGATTGAAGGGTATATAAAAATTTCAAAAGAAAATGTATTATCAGAGAATGTATCTTTTGCAAATCCGCCTTTAACAATTTCTCCGTTGTATCCTCTTGCATTATTTATATTAATAGATGCAACGCTATCTATTTTTATTGCATATGGGTCACCGTATACTAAAGGTATAATATCTGACTTTACTTCTCCTGAATAGAATCCGTTATTTTGGCAACCAGAAATATCGACAACTGCATTTCCAGAGTCTAATGAGTAGTTCGCAAATGCAGCTTTAAATTCCTCATATGTATTATAATCATTCAATACATCTTGGTAAGACGGAATGCTAAATGCTTCTGTTATTGCACCGCTATAATATACTATTGGGTTGTCTGCTAAGACAGAGTATTTATATGACATAATTACCCCTGTTCTAGTTGTGCAACTCTTGTAGATAATTCCTGTACGGCTTTAATAAGTGGAGCAATAAACTGCTCATACCTTAATGCTTGACTTTGATCTTCTTTCAGAATCCATCCGCCAAAATCTTCTGCCCCAGATCCATCTACTGCTGCTTTAACTTCTTGAGCTATCAATCCATAATGAACTCTTTCGCCAGCAACTGGTGTTTCAATCTGATTGCCTTCTGGGTCAAATGTAGTTACGGTATCGCCAACTATGTATTTATATTTTACTGGGTTTAGAGAATTAATAAAATTTAATCCTAAATCAGAAGACTCTATCTCTGTTTTTAAATTTAAGTCTGAGGGTGTAATTAAAGATGCAGCATATACTGAGCCTTGGAAGAATCCCCTCTTCCAATTCTTTGCAACTGGTATTCCAGAAAATACATCAATCTCTTGACCTAAATCAAAAAAGTTATTTGATGATGGGTACCAATTTGAATTAACTCCATATGCAGAAGATGTTGCTAAGTTTAAACTTATTCTATTGTCTAGCGGATCAATGTTTGCATTTTGTCCTGGTGGGCCCTGGGGTCCAGTAGCACCAGTTGCTCCGTCTGCGCCTCTTGGAATTGTAAAATTAAGCTTTACATCAGATGATGTTCCAGAGTTTGTAACATTTGCATTTGTTCCAGCAGCACCTGTCGCTGTTGATTCTACAGCTACTGTTGCAGCTGCGTCACCTTTGTCACCTTTTGGACCTGCGGGCCCCTGCACACCCTGCTCACCCTGCGGTCCAGTTGCGCCAGTCAATCCCTGGGGACCTTGCGGTCCTTGCGCTCCTGTGGCTCCTGTGGGGCCTGCGGGCCCTACAGGGCCTGGGTGTGAGTCTAAGTACTGGTCAATGTCCAAAGCAAGCTGAGAGATATCCCTAGGTACGTCAGGGGTATCTGTGTAGTCTGGGTAACTAAAGTCTTTTGCGTTTGGTACAGTAGCCATTTTTTAATTATACCACCTAAATTACCAAAGCCAAAAGCCTGGGCACATATACTTTGTGCCAGATATTAACTTTTTAGATTGGTGCAGATATGGTTCTGAAGATGGGAATATAACTATACTTCCAGCTTGAGGCTTTATAGTAACGTTTTGATTTGGAAAGGCTAACTCTCCGCCTTCATAATCATCGTTTAAATATGAAACAATAGAGTATCTTAATCTTGCATCTCCGTCATTTTGATCAGCATGTGGACCCATTTCTGTTCCAACATTATACTTTTTAATAGCAGAGTCGGTATCAATTTTTACATCGCCCTCTACATTATTATATTGCTTATATAATGAAGCGCAGAATTTCATATTTGCAATAACGCTATTAATTATATAAAGCTCTTTTGGAGAAGGCTCTTTACCAATTTTTTCATAATTAGCATCAATCATTTTTGCATAGCCATATACAGTATCTGAATCATTGCTTGCTGTCCATGGCTTCCATTTAGATATAAATGCAGTGTCAATTGAATCGTCATCCTCTGACTGCTCTATAAGATCTATTAATCTGCTAGGCTCAGAAATTGAATTAGTAAAATAAAATATGTTTGGTGCTAATTGGTGAAACTCGTACATTTCAATCTCCTATAAACTCGGTTCCAGTAAACCAAAATGATGGACACATGTATTTGTGTCCACTTTTAACTAAATGTGCTGTGTGGCTGTAAGGTGATGAAGAAGGAAATAGTATTGCACTTCCAGCCTCTGGCTTTATAGAAACTGTTACCTTACCTACATTTTCTTTTGCAAGGAAGTCTGGGTGTGGCTTATCTTCATGTTCAACTACTCCGTCTTTAATGGTAAATGATATTTCTCCACCCTCGTATTTATCATTTAGATATAACACTACAGAGTATCTTAACCTTTCATCTCCTTCTTGCTGATCAAAGTGTCCGCCCATAAAAGTTCCAGCATCGTACTTGTTAATTCCGACATCTGGATACATATTTAATGGATCTTCTATTTTATAAAACTCTCTGTAAGCTTCAAATGAATTTCTAAAGGCTGAGCTTATGGTACCAAATATGTAAGAGAATTTATCTAATGTATCTTCATCTATTAACTTTGATAGCTCACCAGACTTATAGTTTTTCCAGTGGTCTGAGTTTATGTTTTTGTTTGTACCATAAACATACATCTCTCCGCTACAAGCTTCCCAAGATTTCCATTTTGGAATCAAGGTAGTCATTTTTTCATTATCTTCTGTTTTTTCAATTGCAGAAATTAAATCTTCATGATTATCAATTAGTCCTGTTACATAAAGTATTCCATCGTGCAGTTCTACTACATTCATGATATCTCCCCCGATAATTCTTTTGCTGGCCTGCTTGATACACCTGGGCCAGGAAGAAGTCTTTCTCCACGGTCTCTCATTTCAGCCCACTCTTCAGCATCTTTTGCTTGCTGTAGTCTTGCTTCTGCGATTTCCGTTTCCCATCTAGCTCTTGTTTCATCACTATATTCTATCTCTTCGAAATCCCAAAATGATCCAACTGTATACCTTGTGCCCTTTTCTATTGGTAAAACTTCGTGTATATTGTGATGACCACCCTCAAATGCTGCGAGAAGTCCTTTTCTTGGCTTTATTGTTATCTCATGATCTCTAAAGTTAAGTTCTCCACCTTCAAAGTCATCGTTAAGATAAAGGAATGATGCCATTTTACTTCTTTCAAAAGCATTATACTCTGGGCTGTCTAGTGGAGTATTATCTGAATGGAATCCAGCAAATGCACCTTCTATCCATTTTTGTGAGTGGTAGCTAACTTTTCTAAGTGGTCCACCTCTTGTATCTTCTGTGGCAGCCTTGATGCCAGCCTCTAAATCTGTAAAGAAATTTGCTGGTAATCCAAACTTAAACATATCGTCATCTTCTGGTAAGTTTGAAGAGAATGACTCGTAAAAAGAAATTGGTCCCCAAATAAGAGTACCCTTTTCTGTTGAGTGATCCCAATACTTTAATATAGCATCACAGTGTTCTGGTGATATAAAGTTTTCGTACAGTACTACATCGCTCTTTAAAACCTTCTTGCCATCAAGATTATATATCATTTAGTCTTCTCGCTTTCGATACGTCTTGTCGATTTATCTGTTGATAAACTCCGTTTGCCCTGTCTCTTTTCCATCTTTCTCTTTCCATCTCTGCCCAAATTTCTTCTCCATAAAGCTGCTGGTTTTTTATCCACTCTTCAGTGCCTTCATGAAATCTAAGCATATTGTTTCTGATAAAGTACTTTGGCTTACCCGTAATTTTTCTAACTCCGTGATGGTATAACTCATCACCATCTGTTAAGAAATTAGGATCTCCTGCTGGGAAAACAATTACATCTCCAGCTTTTGGCTTATAGTAAAATAGCTTATCGTTTATGTAAAAATCAACTCCGCCGCCTTCGTAGTCATCATTTAAATACATAGTTACGGTTACCGCAAAATTATATCCTCTAGCGTCTCTTTTTTCTACCTGGTAGTCTGTGTGATAGTGCATTGCAAGATCTAGTGCTACTTCTGCTTCTTCATTATATTTGCATATAGAAGGGCCCATTTTTATCCATTTGTTTTTTGTTCTACCATCAACTTCATCAACAAATGATTCAAATGAGTATTCAACATTATTTTTCTTAAAATAGTCATCAACTACTGTAAAAAATACTCCTTCTATTTCTGCTAGAACTTCTCTTTCTTTTATAACCCTTGGAGTATCTTCTGCATCACGAATAAAGTTATCTGCCTCTAAACCAAACGTATACCAATCTTCCCAAGGGTAAATCATTGAGCCTTCAGGATTTACCTCTGACTCTATTATTGTATTTAAAAATGAGTCTAGGTCTCTGAAGGGGTTAGAATAAACAAAAACTTTTGGATAAATTTCTCTGTACTGAAGTTCACTCACGGCTGCTTTTCTCCTGTATGTTTTAATATATTCCAGAAAAATGGTGATGTATATCTATTACCAGATAAGACTGGCCTTACTCCGTGAACGTAATTTCTATCTCCTGGGAAGAAGTAAGCTGATCCAGCATTTGGTTTAAATTCAATTCCTTGTATTGGAAAGAATAGTTCTCCGCCTTCGTAATCATCATTAAAATAAAATATTGATGCAATGTCGTAATGTGGAAAATCATTAGGCGTTCCAGCATCTGGGCCTTCGTGAAGTTCTTTATCTGCATGAGGATCTTGTCTAGTTCCAACTGGCCATCTTACGATAGCTGGGCCCGTTGCCTGTACGTCTACATCAAAAAATTTATCTACTTCTTTTTTAAGTCTAACAATTAGTCCTTCAACAACAGTTACAATTGAAGGGTCATGAGATATATCCATGGACTTTCTGGTACATACTCTGTCTGCCCATACATTTGCATCATATATAACTGTGCCGTTTTCATTAAAATGTGACTCTGTTATATCCCATGTCTTGTTACTAAATGCAAAATCAGTTAATCTTTGCTTTTCTGCTTCTGTTAAAAAGTTTTTTAACTCAACAATATTGTCTGTTGAATCACCAAAAAAACCAGAAGGCGTAATTGATGTAAGCTCTTTGTAATTATGCTCTTTGTTTGTATTTACTTGCTTTTGCATTTTTTCTCCTATTGGTATTTTCTTTTTGACCAAAACTTCTTTTTATAGACTCCACCATCTGGTGATCTAAATGTATTAGCTGTCTCCATATGCTTTTGTAAAATCTCTTCTGCCGTCCTAAAAACCAAGTCTGATTCCCAGTCTTCTCTTTTGAAAGGAATTATTTGCATATACGGTGTGCCTGCTGGCACTACGCCTGTAAAACCTTTTTGCAAGAAAAACGGGATAAGACCTGAGTTAGTTACCTTATCACTATCTATTATACCAGCCACTGTTAAAAATGGTAAATCAAATCTATTAACTGGGGATAGGTAGATTGCGCTATATCCTTCTGGAAGGACTGGTGCCCAATTTGCATACCAATGAAAATGATCATCGTCATATCCTGCTGGTGTTACAAATCCCTCCATCTTTGCTCTTTCTCCAACAAAGTCTTCAAAACCAATATCTGTTTTAACCTTTGTTCTTCCACGCTTTTCATAAAACTCAATATCGCATGGAGTAAGTAGAGCATATCCTGTTGTAAATATATCAAGTATTGCTGGGCAAGACTTATAGGACATTACCTTTGATATTCCATCTGGGTTTACGTAAGGTACTCCATTTGGATCTTTAATATAAATACTTGCATCTTGCCACCATTTTGCAAGTGATTTGCTCATAGGAGATGGTGAATGAGTGCCATCCTTCTTATTATAAATTTTATTAGAATGAAATGTTATTTTATTTGTCACTGCAGGCCACTGGCTTTCCGTCATTAACTTTTAATCTTAAGGCTTTTATTTCGTGATCACCTATTTTATTACCATAATGATCTACACCATCTCTATAGAAATTTGTCCACTTGCCAGCCTTATTTATCTCATAAACAATATCTCCATATTTATCATCTGGGAAAAACCCTGGAGGCAATTCAAACATATCACGAACTACTGCTTCTGAGTTATTTAGTTCTTGTAATGATATTGGCATTATGGATATTACTGGTGTGCCAGCCTTAATAGTAATTACTGTATCTGGTCTAGTAATTCTCCATGCTACTGGAAATTCACCCTTAAAAAATGAAGTTGATATGACTCCAGTAAATGGGTGTGCTCCGTCTATAAATTGATTAGGGACTGGCATTCCCATTATGCTGAGGTTCTCTTCGGTTCTAAACAGCAAGCCAGTATTAAAGCTTATAGTTGCATTTCCTCTTGTGTTATGTGCGTACTTTTCTCCTGAAAGAATCTTTACATGATCTGATTCTGAATTAGAAATACCATCCCATATAAAGCTAATATCCTCTGGAAAAGATATCCCCCAACCAAGAGCATTTGAAAGACTTACTGGAAAACATTTATATGCATGCGCCTCATAAGTTTCGTCCATCCAGGATCTTTTTATTCCCAGTGGCTCAAGCTTTCCATAGTTTGCTCTTGTTTGGTAGACATCAAATTTGTGCATTAGTACTCACTATCTTTTAATGAAAGATTTGTAGCATGCTGCTTATAAAATTCTGGCGAGTGTGCAGAATCATTATAGTCAGTCATTGTTACTAGGGAATATTTTGTTCCAGTTAGAACTGGCATCGCTCTGTGTGAAAATAGATACGTTGATGGGAAAATAAATAAGTCTCCAGCATTTGGTTTTACCTCAATGCCAAGTTTTCCAAAACTTAATCCGCCACCCTCATAATCATCATTTAAGTATCCAACCATTGAAACTGTAGCAATATATGACCAGCCGTGGTCAGCATGCTCAGCAAAGTGTTGTCCTGGGCCATACTTGATAAAGTTCATAGCTTCCCAATACTTCATATCAATATTGTAAAACTTTGAATAGTCATCTAATGCAACTTTTTGAGCGTCGTAAAGATCTTGCCAGACACTATCAAATTCAAGCATGAACTCATCTTTGCCTGGATAGTCCATCTTTTTTAATTTAAAATCGTAGCAATCACGATACTCTGGAATTTTTTCTCTATAGCCTACTGTGGCTTCTTTCCAGTTATGTAGTCCATTGCTTGCCTTTAGAGTATTTTCAACTCTTTCAATGGCATTGATTTCTGGCTTTAATACGTCACGGTATAGCCACAATCCAGGAAACAATTCTTCTTTTGAAGAGTATCCAATATTTGACATCAATTACTTCTTTCTATTATTATCTAAATTAATAAAAAATTAATTTAGCTCCAAGCACTTCCAGTTTCTGGTAGGGTTTCAGAAGTTACTGGGTAAACTGATACACCTTCAGCTGCAGCCTTTATAAATGCCTGTACTGTTCCTGTGCTTACATACATAACTCTTTTTATATAAAATATTTTATTGTCAGAGATAAAAGCAAATCTGTGCTGTCCTTCTACAATGTGTGCTGGTTCACTGTCATCATGAGTAAAAGATGTTCCATCCCATGTTGAGCCAATTCTTGCCTCTTCATTATCTGTTATATCAATAATGCCAGTTGTATTATCAAATCCCGCTTTTTTTCTAGGATATGAAGAAGCTTCTGGATCTAATGTAACTGTTCCTAGAACAATATTATCTGAAACAAAAACGTATGAATTTTCTATAATTGCCATTTTTTTCTCCTGTCAATAATTATATCATTTAAGTGGGGCTGTTACCAGCCCCACTTAAATTTAATTTAGTATCTGAATCCGAACCGTGGTGGTGCGAAGTACGGTGGGAAGTATGGTGGTGAGAATCCGAAGAACGGATATCCTCCAAAGTACGGTGGGAAGTATGGTGGTGAGAACCCAAAGTACGGTGGGAAGAATGGTGGGAAGTGTGGTGGGAAGAACGGTGGGAAGTGTGGTGGGAAGAACGGTGGGAAGAATGGTGGGAAGTAAGGTGGGAAGAATGGTGGGAAGTGTGGTGGGAAGAATGGTGGGAAGAATGGTGGGAAGTAAGGTGGGAAGAATGGTGGGAAGTGTGGTGGGAAGAACGGTGGGAAGAACGGTGGGAAGTGTGGTGGGAAGAACGGTGGGAAGAACGGCGGGAAGTGAGGTGGTGTAAAGGTTGTAACCTGATTAGTACTCACTCCTGCTGATGTTCCGTTTGCATTTAATGCATAAACTGTATAGCTTTGTGTTGTATTACCTGTCTCTGATATATCTTTTGGAGATACGGAGTTTACGTAAGATGGGCCGTCTGAAGAAACTATAGTATAACTTGATACTGCTTTTCCTCCATCTGATGTTGGTGCGTCCCATGTAACTCGGTCAGTGTTATTAGCAGGAGTTGTTGCAACTGCATTTCTTGGTGCTGAAGGAACTGTGGTTGCTGTTACTGCAGCAGATGCAGCAGATGCAGCAGAAGTTCCAGCAGCATTTGTTGCAGTTACTGTAAATGTTACAGATGCTGCTGACGCAATACCTTCAACAAGAAGTGGAGAAGATGCTCCAGTTTTTGTTTGTCCAGTACTTGCTGTTACTGTATATGATGTAGCGGCAGGAGAGAGTGCTGGTAGGGAAAAAGCTACAGATACTGCAGCATTATTAAATGCTCTACCTGTTCCAACGTCTGTTCCTGTGACACCTATTGGTGCTAAAGGCTCTAAGAAGTCATTTGACGCTTGAGACTTTTTACCTATTTTCTTGCCTGATGCCATTTTTATCTCCTAATTTCTTACTGAATTTTTTTATTACGCTGTCAAGTCGCCGAAGACAATCCATGTGTCTTGTGCTCTCTTCATGAGAGTTGCAGATGACCATTGGGTTCTCAACTTTAATCCTGGTGTTGCATTTACTGTTACTCCTGCACCTGCGGCTACTGTTACTTGACCTGCTCCAGTTTGAAGAATATCAATTGAAGTTCCAATTGGATAATCAACTGCTGATGCTGGTGGAATTGTTAGCGTTAGTGCTGTTCCTGAACCCATTTCAATTAGGTCATCTCTTTCAGTTAGTGATGAAAGTGTGTATGATGCTGTCTTCTGTGAAATTGGTGTTAAAGAGTCTACCTTTAATCCAAGGCTTGTTGTTACTGTTGCTGCAAAGTTTGCATCATCACCAAGTGCTGCGGCAAGCTCATCAAGTGTATTGAGAGCAGCTGGTGCTCCTGCTAGAAGTGCATTTACTTGTGATGTTGCATCTGCTATTGCTTCTGATTTAGCAGTTGCAATTGCTGAAGCCTGTGCTGTAGATACTGGCTTTGCTGTGTCTGCTGTGTTATCAACATTACCAAGACCTAAGCTTGTTGCTGTAACTGCTGCAACTTCTGACTTGAGAGCAAGAAGTGATGTGTCCGCAATACCATGTACTGCTGTTGTATCTAATGTATGTGTTGAAACTGCGGAATCTGCATAAGCTTTTGTTGCAAGATCTGCGGTGTTTGCAATTCCGTGAACATTTGTCTCATCTGCTGCGTGGGTTGTTAAATCCCCTGCGTTTGCCTTTAGGTCTAATGCTGTTTGTGTAGCAGTTGAAATTGGCTTTGCTGCGTCTGATGTATCATCTACGTTAGAAAGACCAACCATACCCTTAGTTATTCCGCCAACTGTACCAGTAAATACTGGTGATTCAATTGGTGCTTTTGCATCTAACTGAGTCTGTACGTTAGATGTAACATTATTTAGGTATCCAATTTCGGTGTTTGAAACATCGCCGATTGATGTTGTTGCTGGCAATGTTATTGAGCCTGTAAATATTGCGCCTTCTGTAGGAGCTTTGCTATCTAGCTGAACCTGTATGGCAGATGTCACTCCGTTTACATATGCAATTTCAGTATTTGATACATCTCCAATAGATGTTGTTGATGGGAGTGTTACTGATCCTGTGAATATAGGGTCTGCTGAAGGAGCTTTGGCATCTAACTGTACTTGTATGTTTGATGTTACTCCGTTTACATATCCAATTTCAGCTTCTGAAACGCTTCCAATTGTTGTTGTTGAAGGAAGAACTACCCCTCCAGTAAATGTTGGTGAGTTTAGTGGAGCCTTAGTATCTATTGCTGTTAATGCTCCTTGTACAACAGAAGCGTCAGCCTTTGCTGTTAATGCTGTTGCAACTGTAGATGCAAAGTTAGCATCATCGCCAAGGGCATCTGAAAGTTCACTCAAAGTATTCAAAACTGCTGGTGCTGCACCAACAAGTTGAGCAAATGCTTGATCTGTGTATGACTCTGCATACATCTTTGTTGCCATGATTGATGTGTCTGCTGTTAATGTAATTGTATTAGCTACATCGTCATATACTTTTGAAACACCTGTTCCAGCTGTTATTGCTGTATTTACAGCATCTTGTGAAAGTTCTGTTATATCTAATTGAGCTGCTGGTACTTTACCTGAGCTATTAAGTGAAGCTACACCATTAGGCTGTCCAAGTAGGTTATCTTCAAGATAAGCACCTACTCTATTCTCTAAATCAGATAATGGTTCATTTGCGTAAGGAAGTGCATTCCATGCTGTGCTTCCAGTTCCAAACTTAAAATAATTTGTGTCGGACTCAAGTCCAACTTCTCCTGCTGCTAGAATTGGGTTAACTAGAGCCCATTGAGCTTCTGTTCCTCTTCTTACTTGAATTCTTACTGTTGACATATTTGCCACCCCTAATTTAGACTTATTTTGTAATTATAGCATCATAAAAATTCAAAAACAATTAAGCAATTGTTCCTGAATCAAAAGTCATACTATAGCTTGTTGTGCTTGTATCTCCGCCATCTGCAAATTTAGTAGCTGTGTTATTTACGCCATTTGCATAGACTGTATATATTGGCTGACCATCAAAATCTATGGCCAAACCAATGTCCATAAATGTTAGTGCTCCTGTATCTTCGACTGCATCTTCTAAAAGAGCTATCTCTTTCCATACTCCGCCAACTTGGATTTTTAGTCTTCCAGTTGTCGAATCATACGCTAGGGGTGTTGAATTTAATACAAGATTATCTACATTTACGGCAGAAGAAAATGTTGCTGCTCCTGCTATTGTTGCTGATCCTGCGACATTTAAGCCATTCTTTACTCTAAAGTTTTTATCTACTGTTGCCATTTAAGTTCACATATCCCCTAATTGTTTATTGTGGGGGATTTTTAAGGAATCCCCCAAAACCTTTATTTAATTATGCGTTAAAAACTGTACCAGCTACAGTAATTGTTGAATCGTTTACTGGATTTACTCTGATTCGGCAATGAGTTGCATCTACATCTGCTGTAATTGTTCCTCTTGAACCATTTGTTCCAACGATTGCGTATTCTGTAATTGCTACGTTGCCAGATGAATCTAATGTTACTAGAATTTCTGAGATTTCATTGTGTGTTCCGTTGTCAATTTTAACCAAGAACTTACCTGATTTAAATGTTGACTTATTGAACTGGTATGCTGTTACTACAACTGAACCTAGAGAAGTTACTCTAGCTGCTACCTGCTTTGCAACATCATTAATATTGAGATCTGTAAATGGTGTTGTTCCATCTAGAACATCGTCTAGTGCTGCCTGGGCAGTGGCTTCTGCTGCTGCTTGAGCGGCGTTAGCCTTTGAAGTAGCGTCTGCTGATGCAGTGGCTTCTGCTGCTGCTTGAGCGGCGTTAGCCTTTGAAGTAGCGTCTGCTGCTGCAGTGGCTTCTGCTGCTGCTTGAGCGGCGTTAGCCTTTGAAGTAGCGTCTGCTGCTGCAGTTGAAACCGCTGTTGCGATGTCTGTTGTAACATCAGATGAGTTAGCTTTTGTTGCTAATGCTGATGTGAGGGTTGTTGCGTAATTAGCGTCATCGTTAATTGCTGCTGCTAATTCATTTAATGTATTAAGAAGTGATGGTGCACCATCTACTAATGAATCTACTGCAGTTGAAATTGCTGTATTACGATTTGAAACTTCTGTTGATATTGCAGATGAAAGAGCTGCTGCTGCAGTGGCTTCTGCTGCTGCTTGAGCGGCGTTAGCCTTTGAAGTAGCGTCTGCTGCTGCAGTGGCTTCTGCTGCTGCTTGAGCGGCGTTAGCCTTAGATGTTGCATCAGATGCTGCGGTTGAAACTGAAGCTGCGTCGCCTGATACTCTAAGTGCTGCTTCTGCTGCTACCTTAGTTGTAGCATCTGTTGCTGCAGCAGTAATTGCTGCAGACTGTGCTGCGTTAGCCTTAGATGTTGCATCAGATGCTGCGGTTGCTTCTGCTGCAGACTGTGCTGCTTCTGCAGAACCTGCAGGATCAAATACGCCAGATTTTACGGAAAGCTTTCCTGCTCCATTTACTTCAAGCTGTGTAGCCTCTACGGACTTTACAAGAGTTGCTCCACCAACAAGATTCAGAATATAATTATCTGCACCTGTTTCTGTAAGTATGTTTTGGCCATTAATT